TCAACATATGCAAAACAAAATAATACAAAAAAATGGTATACGATATCCTGCTAATGAACACATGGGGGCTTTTGGTTGTGACAGTTACGATATTAGCGGGACGGTAGATGGAAAAGGATCTAATGGAGCTTTACACGGGTTAACCAAGTTTTCAATGGAAGACGCTCCACCTAATCACATGTTTTTAGAATACGTTGCGAGACCTCCAACAGCTGAGATATTTTTTGAAGACGTACTAATGGCTTGCGTGTTTTATGGAATGCCAATATTATGTGAGAACAACAAGCCTAGATTATTGTACCACTTTAGAAGAAGAGGTTATAGAGGTTACAGTATGAATAGACCAGATAAGCTTTGGAACAAATTATCTGTAACAGAAAAAGAAATAGGTGGTATACCTAACTCAAGTGAAGATATAAAGCAAGCTCACGCAGCTGCTATTGAGATGTACATACAGAGTCACGTAGGTCATTTGGGTGACGGAGTTTATGGAAATGTTTATTTCAACGAACTACTAAACGATTGGAGTAGGTTTGATATAAACAAAAGAACTAAGTTTGATGCGTCTATTAGTTCAGGACTAGCTATAATGGCTTGTAACAGACATCTGTATAGACCAAACGCAAAAATAGAAAAACCAAAATTAAATATAAGTATAGCCAAGTACTCTAACAGTGGTGGTGCTTCAAAGATAATAAAAGATTAATATGAGGGAATTTCCAAGTCAAGTAGTTAGTGATGCAGAAAAAATAAGCTATGAGTATGGACTCAAGGTAGCGCACGCTATTGAAGGTGAGTGGTTTGATAAAGACAATGACTCTAATAGATATATTCACAATAGAAATAACTTCCACAACTTAAGGCTGTATGCTAGGGGAGAACAGCCGATTCAAAAGTACAAAGATGAGCTGTCAATTAACGGTGATTTATCTTATCTAAACTTAGATTGGAAGCCAGTTCCAATTATTTCTAAATTTGTAGATATTGTAGTTAACGGTATAGCAGAAAGAGTATATGATATAAAAGCTTACTCACAAGATCCTTTCGGTGTTAGTAAAAGAACCGAGTACATGGATAGCGTAATGCAAGACATGAGAACTAGAGAGTTAAAAGAGTTTATTAAAGAAACTTTTGGAATGGACTTGTTTAACGATAATCCAGATTTACTACCGGACTCTCAAGAAGAGTTAGATCTTCACATGCAATTAAATTACAAGCAGGCAATAGAAATAGCTGAAGAGCAAGCTTTAACTACTTTGCTAACTGGAAATAGATACGATCTTACAAAAAGGAGGTTTTACTACGATCTTACCGTATTAGGTATAGGCGCTGTAAAAACCTCTTTTAACACATCTGAGGGTGTTACAATAGACTATGTGGATCCAGCTAACCTAGTTTACTCGCACACAGAAGATCCTTATTTTGAAGATATATATTATGTTGGTGAGGTTAAGACTATACCAGTTAACGAACTTATAAAACAGTTCCCACACTTAACGCAGGAAGATTTAAAAGAAGTAACTGATTATAACAACCAAAGCTCTGGTAAATACGAAAGTAACCGCATGAGAGATGGTGATAATGATAGAAATAAAGTTCGTGTATTATACTTTAACTATAAGACATACATGTCGGAAGTTTACAAAGTAAAAGAAACGGCTTCTGGAGGTGATAAGGCTATTGAAAAAGACGACACGTTTAATCCTGGAGAAAACCAAAACTTTAGTAGAGAAGCTAGAAAAGTAGAATGCCTATACGATGGCGCTTTAATTTTAGGTACTAAAAAACTACTTAAGTGGGAAATGGCTAAAAACATGATGCGACCTAAGAGTGACTACACTAAGATCAAAATGAACTATGCTATTGTTGCGCCTAGAATGTACGAGGGTAGAATAGAGTCTTTAGTAGGTAGAATTACGGGTTTTGCAGATATGATACAGTTAACTCATTTAAAGTTGCAGCAAGTAATGTCACGTATGGTTCCAGACGGTGTTTATTTAGACGCTGATGGTTTAGCTGAGATTGACTTAGGTAACGGAACTGCTTACAGTCCACAAGAAGCTTTAAATATGTTTTTTCAGACTGGTAGTATTATTGGTAGGTCTATGACGTCAGAAGGAGATATGAATCCTGGTAAAGTACCAATACAAGAGATAGCAAGTGGAGCAGGAACTGGTAAATTACAGGCACTTATAGGTAACTATAATTACTACTTACAAATGATAAGAGACGTAACTGGTCTTAATGAAGCTAGAGACGGTAGTACTCCTGATGAAAGATCTTTAGTTGGTGTTCAGAAAATGGCAGCAGCAAATTCAAACACGGCTACCAGACATATACTACAGAGCGGAATGTTTTTAACATCTGAAGTATGCGAATGCTTATCGCTTAGAATATCTGATATTATAGAGTACTCTCCAACAAGAGACGCTTTTATGCAAGCTATCGGTGGGCACAACGTGATGACGCTAGCAGAGATGTCGGATTTACACTTATACGACTTTGGTATATTCTTAGAGCTACAGCCAGACGAGGAAGAAAAAGCTAAGCTTGAGATGAATATTCAAGTTGCTTTAGGACAGCAGAACATAGAGCTTGAAGATGCTATTGATCTTAGGGAAATAAAGAACACAAAGCTAGCTAACCAGCTTTTAAAAATTAGAAGAAAGAAAAAGATATCTAGGGATCAGATGATGCAACAAGAGAACATGCAAGCGCAAGCGCAGGCTAATATACAACAGCAAGAAGCTTCAGCAGGTTTTGAGCAGCAGAAACAACAAACGATAGCTAACACAGCTATATCTATTGAATCTGCTAAAGCTGACTTTGGTACTAAGAAAATGTTCGCGGAAGCAGAGGTTAAAAAACAGCTAATGCACTTAGAGTTTGAAATGAACATGAAGCTTAAAGAAGCGGAAAGCAAAGAAAGAGCAAAGTTAGAATCTCAAAAAATGCAAAGCTCTGAAAAACAAACTAGCATGCAGGTAGGTGCTAAGCAAGAAAAACCTTTTGAATCTAAAGGTAACGACGTTCTAGGGAAAGGTATTGATATGTCAAGATTCGGACCTAGATAGAAGCAAATTATTAACTATTATTATATTATATTATGGCAAAAAAGAAAGAAGGTCCAGTGGCAGATGAGTCAACTGGAAAACTAAAGGTAAAAGAAAAACCAGAGGTGCAACCTACCGGAAATGAAACGCAAGGCGACGTCACTAAGGTAAAAGAAAAAATGAAAAAACCAGCTCAAGTTATAGAAGAGACTGTAACTAAAGTTGATTTAAGTCAACCAGTTGAAAAAGCTGAAACTGTAGAACCTACAGAAACAGTGGTAGAAGTTGTTGAAGAACCTGTGTTACCAACCGAGGAAGTTCCAGTAATTGAGGAGATAACTAACGAGGAGCAGGTTGAAGAAATAGCAGATACAGTTCAAGAGGCTATAGCTGAATCTATAGAAGCAGGGGTTGAGCTACCAGAAAATATCCAGAAGTTAATGAACTTTATGGAGGAAACAGGTGGAGATCTAAATGACTTTGTAACTCTTAACCAAGATTACTCAGAACTAGACAACCACACTTTGTTAAAAGAATACTACAAATCTACTAAACCTCACCTATCAGAAGACGAAGTTGATTTCGTTATGGAAGATACTTTTGCTTATGACGAGGACGTGGATGAGGATAGAGATATAAAAAGAAAAAAATTAGCGATGAAGGAGCAAGTTGCCGAAGCAAAGCTACACTTGGAAAGTGTAAAATCCAAATATTACGAAGATATTAAAAGCGGATCGAAGCTCACTGAAGAGCAACAGAAAGCTGTTAATTTTTTCAACAGGTATAACGAAGAATCAGAGCAAAGTCGAGAAACAGGCGAAAAACAATCTGACGTCTTTAGAGAAAAATCTGATAAAGTTTTTAACGAGGGGTTCAAAGGTTTTGAATACAACGTTGGGGATAAAAAATTTAGATTTAATGTAAAAGACAAACAGAATGTTAGAGAAACTCAAGGCGATATCAACAACTTCATCAAAAAGTTTTTGACTGAAGATAATATGATAGAAGACGCCGTGGGTTATCACAAAGGTTTATTTACCGCTATGAATCCCGATCAAATTGCAAGTCATTTTTATGAACAAGGTAAGGTTGACGCTTTAAAGTCGAGCATTGCTAAGTCTAAAAATGTAAGCATGGATCCTAGACAATCTCACGTCGAGAACGTGAATACTAGCGGATTTACAGTAAGAGCTTTAAATAACGATAGCACTCCTGATTTTAAGTTTAAAATTAAAAACAAATAATAAATTTAAAAATTAAAAATTATGGCAATTACAAATGGCCCTAGTTTGAATAGTGTTCCTGCTTCAAGGCAGCAAACATTATCTACAAACTATCTAGATTTTACGTCCGGTAACAACGACTGGGCACAACAATATTTACCAGATCTTATGGAAAAAGAAGCTGAAGTTTTCGGACCGAGAACTATCTCAGGATTTCTTTCACAAGTAGGAGCTGAAGAGTCTATGACTTCTGACCAAGTTGTTTGGTCTGAGCAATCAAGATTACACTTATCATACACTGGTACTGTGCAGCCTGCAGGCGACGTTAATGGTACGATTACAATTTCTGCTGATATTGATGGTGATACAGCGGTAGGTGCTACAGCTAGTAGAGTTCACGGTATTAGAGTTAACGATATGTTATTAATTGCTCAAGCTGGTGTTGTAGTTAAAGCTTTAGCTGTTGAAACTCCAAACTCAAACGTTGTTTCTGTTGAGCCTTACGCTACTGAAGCTTTATCAACACTAACTGCTGCTGCTTGTACTATATTAGTTATTGGTTCTGAGTTCGGTAAAGGAGCTTCTTATGCTGATGAAACTGGTACGTTTAAAACAGATTCAAGAGGAGCAAATGAGCCTGTATTCAAGTCGTTCCACAACAAGCCAATTATTATGAAAGATTACTACGAAATATCAGGTTCTGATGTTTCTAGAATCGGTTGGGTTGAAGTAGCTTCTGAAGATGGTGCTTCTGGATACATGTGGTACTTAAAAGCTGAAGTAGATACAAGATCTCGTTTTAACGATCACTTGGAGATGACTATGCTTGAAGCTGAGAAAACTGCTGATGCGTCTATCATTGGATTTGGTGCTAACAGTCAAGTTAGAGGTGCTGCTGATGCAGGTCTTAACGGCGCTGGTACTGAAGGTTTATTCGCTGCTATCGAAGATAGAGGTAACATTACTTCTGGTATCACTGGTGTTAACGCTGCAACTGATTTAGCTGAATTTGATGCTATCTTAGCTGAGTTTGATTCTCAAGGTGCTATTGAAGAAAACATGATGTTCGTAAACAGAGCTACTTCGCTAGCGATGGATGACATGTTAGCTTCTATGAATTCTTATGGAGCTGGTGGTACTTCTTACGGAGTATTTGACAATTCTGAAGACATGGCTTTAAACTTAGGTTTCTCTGGTTTCAGAAGAG